CTGTTGGATAAGCTGAAAAGTTTGATGACTTAAGCAATGAACCCCATTCCGGCTCAACACCTGGCGTTCCAGATCCAGCAATCTCAGTATCAAAACTCAGTGAGGCAAAGTTTTCTACCCTAATCGATCCGGATGCGCCAAAATACGGACGGATGAAATCACGCTCAACTGATGATCCTTCCAGTGGAGTGATTGATAAATTACTGCATAACACTGCATCAGCAGCAACAGGTACAGAGTCTGTCCCGTAGGTAGGTTCCAGTTTTACTAAAATAACGCGCTTACGAGTAGCTTGAGCCATTAGATTTTATCCTCGGCAATAGGAGACTTAGCCGGATTGGGCGCAGGGCTAGGCTCGGGTGGTTGATATTGATCAGCAGAGATACGGTTACCCGTTAGAGGATCAAAAATAAAAGTTCCCGCTTGCCCAGCATGCGGGTCAAGATGCACAGATACATCAGGTGTTGGCTCAGCCATAAATCTCTCCAGTTTAATTTGTGTTAGAAAAGGCACTGACTGCCGATAATCCACGTTTCTTTAAGCATATCTTCTTGAGTTGGCTTCCAAAACCGGCGGTTGACGTCAGCAAAATAAGGTACGGTACGTATAAAAATAAAGCATTTCGATTTATCGCGCTCTCGCATGCCAGGGCTAAACTCAAGCACTTGCTTACCCTCCCACTCTTCCAGCGCAACATGCTCATATTTCTTTAGCGCGGCAAGCGCATCTGACCAGTTAGCCATTAGTAAAACGTCCAGTGGTCATCGTTAACTTCAGGCGCCTCATCCAGATCAATAGTCACGCTCGAAAAATCAATAGCTTTATCAACTACGCTTGCTCCACACGCATAACACTGATACACAGATCTTATGACTCCAGAGATATAAATCATTACCGAGTTACAGCGATGGCAAGTTTTTGATGCTTCAGCCACTTAAACCGCCCGGATCTGCGTTGCGGTTGAGTAGGTGCTTTTGTAAAACAAAAAACCGTTGGCAAATGAGATTGCCTGACCGCCTACATATTCCAGTGGCTCATGAGTGGCGTCAGGAGTCCAGTTGAGCAGGGCAGCACTGACCAAATTACGCAGCAGCTTGTTTTCGTCATCTGCATCGGTACCGCGTGCGTCACGAACATTGCGAACGACTGTCACGATGGCCATCAGTTCAACCACGCGCTGACTGACGCCATTGATTAACGAGTTGGCTCCAGCGGTATCGCGTTCGGTGAATAGATAGCAGCCAGGCGCAGATACTCGACCGGCTAAAATACTACCCAGATCGGCAGCTCCAGCAACCTCTTTAAAAGCCGGAATTTGGGCGCGAATACGCGTCTCCATTAGCTGGCGTAGCGTACTCATGAAAAGATTTTTGGGGTATTTGGTTGCATGCCTACAGTGTAGGCGGATGCAGTCTAGCGAGGAATGCGAGCGAGTTCGGAAGTAGTTTGTTAGGTAAAAATTACCTTATGCGGCAGGTTTAATAGTTGTTTCGGCTAAAGACTGACGGACTGGAAGAGAAGTCTACCAACGCTTCGGTAGGCATATCGACCTGACCAGTCAAATCAGGCGCTAATGGGATTTTTCCGGCAGCTACCAATTTTAAGTAATCGATGGCTGACTTATACAGCATATCAACGCGAGGAATGACTTGATCGTCAGTCAGATAATAACGCGTTATATCGCAAGAAATCCGCACCAGGTTAGCGGGAATAATCGCCAGAGGCAGATAAGCAGTCAAATAACCATTGATCTCTGCTGTCGCATCGGCGATAGCCTGGTCGAGTACAGTTGTGTTAATCGTCGTTGCTGAATTGTCGCGATTGGTATTCTGGATCAGTTCAGATTGACTAAAGCGGTCGATTAGGTTTTGGGCAGTGCAGTAGGTCATTGGAAACAATTAAATATAGTATCCGCCCATAGCTTACTCCCCGTTGCATTAGGGTGAACTCCTAGTCCATCTATGTTTTCAGGCAGTCCAGTTAAAGCTTCAATGCCTAGTGGTGATCTTACAAATTCAGTAAAAGTATCTATATATGCTAAGTTATTAGATTGGGCATATGTAATTAATCTCTTAGCTCGTTTCCCATGTGATTCTATAAATGCAGCCCCCGCCGCATTTGGATTTTGGGTAAGTATACAAATTGCACATTCACTGCTACGTGCTTTTATTGCTGCTATATACGTAGACCAGCTTGTAAAATAGTTTTTATCTATAGCGCTCAGGTCATTATGTGAGCAAGATAAAAAAACTATATTGGGTTGTGAGTCTTGTACTTGTTTATTAATTGTTAAAGTAGTGTTTAAAAAACTCAGTGTTGCGCCAGGAACAGACCCATTTTTAATATATAAGGTTTGGCTTCCAGCTAAGGATGATCCGCCACCGAAGTACTCATACCATGACTCAATAGGCTGTGGATTCATAACAGGACCATTGATGCCTTGCCTAATCCTCACATTGTAAATATTTCCTGTTAATGCATTATCTATGCCTGGGCCACCCGTACTTGGTCCATTTTTTGACCCAATTTCATAGTCTTTTAAAGCAATCTGTACAAATGCACCTACAACCGTTGCAGATACCGTTGCGCCCAGTTGTACCCAGGCAACCCCGTCTGTTGATGTATAAAATGTAATCAATCCAGAAGCCGCAACATAAGTAAATCTAACCCATGCCACTTGTCCATTGGTAAAACCAGTAAATACTGTTGCCGTTTTATTTGCATATCCTGATGCCAATAGTTCCACCCCAAGCGTTCCAGATTCTTGATAAAAGTTGAATCCCCCAGCTGCTATATCATATCTGCTAACGATTGACTGTCTTGCTGAACTCCAACTATCCATCGCTACTTGAGCAGATACATCAGCATCACCTGTAATAGCGCCTACCAATGCAGCTGTTATATTGCGCCCACGTACTCCGGTGAATCTAATTGATCTGGCTCCAGTGTTACCAGCATTGAGTACTTCGGGAGCGGCGTAATCCCAAAATGCAGGAGTTGCGTTGGTGGTATCAAATAACTCATACTCAACGCGCAATGTAGGATATGTAGCCGCAAATAGTTGTCCAAGTTTATATACCCACATCCATGTATTGTAGCCAGTGCTATCGCCTAAAACCGTGATTGTTTGAGAATATAACCCCTCAGTAATAGCAGCAGTTAATGCTGATAATGTGGGTATAGATGGATTACTGATTAATTTACCCTTATTCAGCACAGGAATATTAAATCCGCTAGCTGCACTCGGTAGTGAATAATTTCCTGCTTTATCAAACGCCTTAACCACCACGCTATGTGATCCAGCTGGAACCTTAGTCAAATTAATAACAACTGATGCACTGCGGCCCGCCTCAGCAACATTTCCATCTAAAAACACCGCATAACCTGCCACGCCTACTGCATCGGTAGAGGCCGTTACTGTTACAGTAACCGTCTCATTAGATAGCGCATTGGTAATGACAGGCGTACCGGGCGCAGTAGGCGGAGTTTTATCAGGGGTTAGAACTGATCCAATGAGCGGCGCAGGCATAGCTATTCCTTATTTTTTACTGGTTTTAGTAGCTTTGTCATCGATTGTAGACGGCTCTTCAGCCTTATCTGCAATATCAGCATCAACAACAGGTTCATCAATGACTATCGCAGCCTCGGTTTTTGGATCAACTAAGCCTTTATCGCCTGGTTCATCATCAATCAGGTCAGCGACAGCCTCAACCATCAGCATCGGCTCATTGAGCAGGATCTCCAATTCATCCGCGCTAAACCGCTCGTCCAGCCAATCTGTAGGATTGACCGAATGCGCAACTCCGCATCGTCTAAAACCGTCATTTCTGGCTATGATGCGAATCATGACTTAACCCAGAGCCGGAACAACAACCAACTCAGCTGAGTTGTACCAAGGGTTAGTACTACCATTAACATATTCCAATTTAAGTACTGCACGAGCAGCTGCTTCACCAGTAGGGCCCACTAACAAATGAGGTGGCATGACATTCATGCTGGAACCATCCGGTTTGCGCTGGGCACCCATGGCAATTCTAGCAGCTGAATAACTGGTTGCATCCAATGCCACTTTTCCAGCATAAGCCAGCTGATGGAAACCATAACCGACGTTATAGCGGGCATCAGCACCATACTTAAAAGTACGAGCATTAAACACAGACTCGTCATCTTCCTGCGTTTTTTGTACAAAACGCACTTCCTGACGACGCTGTAATACCAGCGGTTTCATGTAGGTACGGGACAAATCCATCAGAAACCAGGGTGCGCTCGCACCGGCTGCCATATTTGCATAGGTCACTTCAATGCCATTAATATCATAGCCAACATGGTCAGTATCAAAAAAGTATTGGCCATCTAACCCAACTGTTGCAAATGCCGCCAATAGAGACTGCCAGACCAGCGTGTCCGGATGCGCCGCTGCCACTTCACCTTGCATGGCGAAACGGTTAGAGTAAATGCCCAGTACATCATCTTCAATATCATCTCGATCTACGCCGATGGTATGTTCAAAATGCTTGTTGATGATTTGGTAATTGATCGCTTCAAGGTTGTGAATAACCCGGTCGCCGGTCCACTCACGCATACCGGGTAGATCTTTCATCCAGCCATAATTTTCGATCTTGTGCTTGGAAGAGACTTCCATAGCCACCAATGGCCATTTCGGATCTACCGATTCAATACCTTTTAAAAACGCCGCTTGAAAGCCCTGGCTGAGCGCGCGTAATGCTGAAGATGTAATTTGCATGTTATTTTCCTAAATAATTAACGACGACGTTGGCGACTTTACAGTCCCAAGCCCATCTGAACCCAAACCCCGGACGCATCAACTCCGGCAATCTTGCCAGCGCGTGAACGGGTGCTGGTGGCGCTGGTTAAGGCGACAGTCTGGTCATCGACGATATAGCAATCAGCGCCGACATTGGCCTGCGCAATCAAATCACCTGCCGCTGAATTAGCAAAACGGAACTTGCCGCGTTTGATACGAACAACAATCGCACCGGCAGCTCCGGTAGAGTTGTCTTTGGTTTCTTCAAAGCGCCCTACGGCAATAAGGCCGGTGGCTGTTCTGCCAGGGGCTGCATAACCGGCATCAATAACGGCAATGCCACCTGCGTAACCGATAGTTGCGGCCTTCATTGAATAATCTTCAATTTCACCAAAGCGTTCTTTGGTATTTCGTTCTGCTGCTAATGCGGTCATTATTTCGCGCTCCGTTGTTTAACAATATCTTCATGGCTGATGCCCAATTGTGCGGCGACCGCCTGTTCTTCTGTAGTTGCTGACAAGGCAGCGGTTTCAACAGAAACCGGCACCTTTCCACCGGACTGCATTCCCGATAAGGCTGCAATCGGCTGAGCTGAGTCCAGATAATGCGA